AAGTAGAAATTAACGGTGTTACAACTACAATTACAACAACACAGTCCAATGAAGATTTAATAATAACCGCCGATTCAGCAGACACATACTTAGAAAAAATTGCATTTAACGAAAATGCTATAATAAATCCAGAAAACAATCCTTTATTATTACAGTCTACAGGAATAGGATACATTCAGTTTACCGGTACAAACGGTATGGTTGTTCCTAACGGATCCGATAGCGAACGTCCTTTAAGTCCAGAAGTAGGTGAAACTAGATACAACACAGAAAGAGGGTACCTGGAATGTTTTGATGGTACTGTATGGTCAGTGGCAACAGGTGGTGGTATCGAAGTTACACAAGAACTTATGTACGATATTGGAAACATTTGGACCCTAGTCCTCGGCTAATTCTCCATTTGGTATAAATACTACTAATTGCAAAGGTAGACCAAAACTTTTGCAAGATCCGACTGTGGTAAACCAGCAAAGAGCCATAAGGCTGCGGACGTTAGTCCAAATTAGGTTAACCGTGAAACACGGGGTCTGTTAAGGAGAGCTAATGGCTATTGGTCGTATTTCCGGTCAGCTCTTAAAGTCAAATCTCATCAGAGATGGTGTGGATTTAGCTTTTGAGACTGATCTTCTCTATTTGGATGTTGTTAACTCTCGTATCGGGATACGTACAGCAGCCCCCACTACAGACCTAGATGTCAACGGTAATATACACGGTATAAATCATACTGTTGACACACAAATTAATGTCGGTAATTTACACTTTACTGGCAATACAATTACCAGCGATACCAGCACAATAGTATTTCAAGCCGCTGCCGGCGAAGCAACTGTTTATCACAGCAGACTTCAAATTGATGATCTTCAATTACAAGGAAATACTATTTCTACTACTGTTTCTAACAGTTCAATTGATCTAGCACCAAACGGTACCGGCACAGTTAATATTTCAGCAAGTACAAATATTACAGGAAATCTTGATGTTTCTGGAAATATTAATACTTCTGGAAATGTAGTGATCGGCGGCAACATTCAAATTGGTGACGCACTAACCGATAACATTGTTTTTAATGCCAGCGTTACTAGTGATATTATTCCTCAAACTGATGCTACATATGATATTGGTTCTAGTTCAGTAAGATGGAGAGCTGTTTACACTAAAGATTTATATACTACTTCAATGAACCTTCCTTATTTTGAAGTAGGAAGTGTTATTTTTCAAGATAACATAATTACTACCACAACTGGTACAGATTTGCGATTAGAAGGAAATGCTGCGGGAGGTATACGAACTGGTAATATTAAAATTATTGATAGTTCTATTACTAACGTAGTATCCGGTGCTGTTACAACAATTACCCATACAGGTAATGGTTATCTTAAAATTGTTGGTACCAATGGGTTTGTTCCGCCAAGAGGAAATGATGCGCAGCGTCCAACATCTTATGCGGTTGTCGGAATGACACGATATAATACTAATTCAAAGGCTTTGGAAATTTGGGACGGAGTTTCTTGGGCTAGTCCTGCAGGTGCATCTGGAGCTGTGTCAGAAACACAGGCTAATGATATTTCTGTTGCATTTGCATTAACTCTAGGATAAAAAATGCCAACACTATTTAAAAATGTTACACACAATTCGTTAGGGACCGAACCAAACGATGTTTTAACTATTGACGCAGGTATTCGAGCAACTGTAATCGGCTGCAATATTGCAAATATTACTGATTATGATACAGTTAATGTTGATGTGTTTGTAACAGGTTCAGACAGCGTACCAGCTTATTACATAAAAGGTTTAACTATACCGCCAAATACTTCTGCAAAAATAATAACCAACGGTGAAAAATTAATATTGCCGGAATTTTGCGGATTACGAATTACCAGCAGTCAGGCTGATAGTATTTCAGTGGTTGTAAGTTACGTGGAGATATCATAATGTCTAATTCAAATTATTATTTAGGTACAGACCCGTTAACAAGATTAGGCGATACTCCTAGATTTTTTTACGGTATTAGAAAAAACGAAAACGGTAGTTTATTTTTACAACGAAATGATCAAATGAGATCTAACGATTCAATTGAAATTAACAGAGTCGGCGACGAAACAGAAAATTTTAATGGTTTTGAAATTGGAGTGGACTTTTACGAAGGCATTGATGTAAACCACAATGTTGAGTATCAAAATTTAAAATATCAACAATATCGTTGGGACGATAGAGCAATATTTTATTATATTGATGATGAGGGGCAATTAGTTGCTAGAATAAACAATGGTTATACATATGACGAAGGTTCATCAGAGGAATAATTAAATGGCAGATTTTAAAATAAGCAGATTTAAATATACCTGGAGAGGTGTATGGAGTGCTCACAGCAAATATAACCCAGATGATGTTGTAAGTTTTGGCGGCAAAGTTTATAACTGTATTGAATCTCATGCATCAAACGCAGATTTTTATTACGATTTAAATTATTATAACAGCGATATACCTCCTGTTTTATCTCCAAAGTGGGAATTAGTAGCAGACGGCACAAGTTGGCTAGGAGCGTGGACTAATGATGTATATTATAAAGTTGGTGATATTGTTTCCGTTGGCGGCGTAACCTACGTTTGTACAGAAGCCCATACCTCAAAATTTCCAGAACTTGAAACTGCAAATTTAGAATCTGGTTTTGAAATTGATTCTGGAAAATGGACAACATACATTTCGTCTACGAACTGGAGAACTAATTGGTCTATTGGTACATATTATAGAATAAATGATATTGTAATATATGGGGCAAAAGTTTATAGATGTGTACTGTCTCATACTTCAGCAGGAACAATAGTTGAAGGATTAGAAGCAAGTCAATCATCTTGGGAAGAGGTAGTTATTTCTCAGTCATGGAGAGATAGTTGGTCAACAAATACCAGATATAGATTTGGGGATATTTTAAAGTACGGCGGAAATGTTTACATTTGTCAAATTCCTCACGTTTCTGCAGAAACTGACACATTAGGATTACCTAAAGATCAAGGAAAGTGGACTTTATTACATCAGTCAACAGAGTACAAAGGTGATTGGCAATCTTCTACAATTTATAAAGTTAATGATGTTGTAAAATACGGTGCATATCTTTATATTGCAAACACATTCCACACATCGGAATCTGTGTTTGGGTCAGAACAGTTTGACATATACTGTCCAGGTAACGAGTATGACCTTCAGTGGGATGAAACTACATTATATCAAATAGGTGATATTGTAAGTTATGGTGGTCATTTATATAAATCTCTAAGAATTCACACCAATCAAGAACCTCCGTTCTCACCATTTAACTGGGAATTATTATATACTGGTTTAAAAATGAGAGGCGATTGGAACCAGGCAACTCAATATCTATTAGGAGATGTTGTTAGACGTGGAGGAAATGTTTATTCTTGTTTGTTAGATAATACAAATCAAGACCCAGACTTTTTAGACGACAACAGCACAACTAATTCTGTATACTGGGATTTATTAACCACAGGAATAAAGTGGAGAGGAGTATGGGCTCCTGATACCACTTATATTGCTGGAGATACTGTTGTATGGGTATCCAGTACATATACCTGTTTAGATAAACACATTTCTGATAATGGGAATAGACCCGATGATGATGGCTTAGTTGATAGTTCTTTGCTAGGAAGATATTGGAAAAAAGTTACCGACGGTAATAGAATTAATAGATTAAAAAATGTAGGCGATGTTCGAACATTTGGCGACACTGGTGATGGAAGTACAATTGGTTATAAAGCATTACCAGTAGACCAAGAAGGTCAAGCACTTACAGCATATAACAGCGAAGTAGCTTGGAAATATCTATTAAATTCAGAGAATGTATTCTTTGTTTCACCAGAAGGGATAGACGGCCCTAACAGAGGAACAAGTCCTCAAAGCGCATGGAGATCCATCAGATACGCTACAGAAAATGTTCCTATTCATTCTACAATTTTTATTAGAACAGGCGACTATCCAGAAATATTACCAATTAGAGTACAGCCTTATGTAGCACTAGTTGGTGATGACATTAGATCTGTGACAGTATTTCCAGCAGACACACCGTTTAGTTCAGATTATATTAGTTTAATCTTGTCAGCATTAGATTATCTACAACCTTTAATTTCTAGAATTGTATTAGGTGTAGCAGTAGGTGAAACTATTGTTGATCAACCCGATGTTCTTTTATACAATACAGATATATTTCAAGATTTTACAGCATCAGCAGCAGAAAATTTACAGATTGTTTCTTTAACAACATTGATTGAAATGTTGAAAAATAGAATTGAAACGCAGTATAATGTATCGATAAGCAGTACAAATACACCATCTGCTGCGGCAGGAAATATAAACGCAAATGCGCAGATTGAAAACAATTATGAATTTATAAAAGCCCAGGTTGCAGGATATGTTCAAGAAACTAATCCACTATTAATGCCATTGCCTGATAGATGGGATTTTGACATTGAAAGAATTATTGATGCTCTTGCATACGACATTTTGTATGTTGGAAATTATAAAACAGTAGAAGCTTCAACATTCTTTATTAACGGTTCAGATTTTACAGCCAATAAAGCCAGCAATATGTTCTATTGCAGAGACGCTGCCGGTATTAGAAATATGACCATGAGAGGATTAGAGGGAACTCTAAGTGCTCCTAACGTATACGGAACCAGCAGACCAACTGCTGGTGCATTTGTTAGTTTAGATCCTGGATACGGTCCTTCAGACGAATCGGCCTGGGTAGGAACAAGATCTCCGTATATTCAAAACTGCACAACCTTTGGTACTGGCTGTATTGGATTTAAGATTGACGGAAACCTACACTCTGGCGGAAATCAAACTATGGTTTCCAACGACTTTACACAGGTTATCAGCGATGGTATCGGTGTATGGGCCAACGGCACAGGAAGAACTGAATGTATTTCAGTGTTTACATATTATAATTATATTGGTTACCTAGCAACCAACGGTGGAAAAATTCGAGCTGCTAACGGCAACTGTTCATACGGAGTATTAGGTGCAGTTTCAGAAGGATATAATATTGCTGAAACACCTATTACAGCAACAGTTAACAATAGATACTATGATGCAGACGTTTATCAAACATTAATCAACGACGAAGGTGGTCTTCAAAAAATGTTCTTTAGTAATGCAGGTGTAGAATACACGGCCGGAACATTTACAATTACTGGATCAGGTATTAATGCTTCTGTAGAAGTTGATGAATTTAGAAACGGCGGTGTACAAGAAATTCGAATCGCTAATCCAGGAGACTCGTCTGCTGAAGGCGGCCTTGGATATAAATTTATTACTAATTCTTCACAAGGCGGAAATACTGTGTCAATACAGTTAGCTGGTTCAGACATTGAAACTGCTGAAGCCTACAGAGGACTAAGATTAGTTATCGGAAGAGGAACAGGCACAGGACAGTATGGATATATTGCTGACTTTGACGAAACTGGAAAATATGCTTACATTGCTAAAGAATCAACAAGTTCTATTGCAGTAACTGGAACATCATCCTCTGGAATGAGAGTTACTGTAGGATCTACTTCAGCATTATCTGTTAATGATCCTATAATGTTTACTGGAACTACATACGGAAATATTGAATCATTGACTGTTTATTATGTAAAAACTATTGTTAGCAGTACATCGATTACAATAAGTGACACAGCAGGTCCGGGAGCAACATTTAATTTAGTAAATGGTGTAGGCACAATGACCTTACATCAATTAGGATGGGAACATTTAGATGAAGGTCGAGCCATCGAACCTACACTAGATAAGTCAACAAATTATTTTATAGAACCAAGAGTAACTTTGAGTAGTCCTGGTTTTAGTAGTTCTGCTAAAACTTTACCAGCCAATAGACAATGGTCTAGCATTGCAGCCAGCGATGAAATTGCTGTGACTGTAGCGTTGGATACAAATTCTGTAGCATATACCACAGATAATGGTGTGACCTGGGATACTACAACATTACCTTCCTCAGCATTGTGGACTCGAGTTCGTTATGTAAATGGTATTTTTATGGCATTTGCTTCAAACGGCAGCGCAGCTTCGTCAACTGATGGAATTAATTGGTCATCAATGACTATGCCTTCGACTGCTGAATGGCGTGATGTTACCTACGGTAACGGAAAATGGGTAGCTGTAGCAAGCGGTGGCACTAAGGCTGCTTATAGTACAAACGGATCGGTTTGGATAGCATCTACTCTTCCTGAAGGCGCTGACTGGAATTCTGTAGCCTATGGTAAGGGCAAGTATGTGACTACAGCATTAAGTGATTCTACTTCAGCAGCAGTAGCATACAGTTCTGATGCAATTACCTGGACCTTAGGTTCAATCACTCAGGGAAGTTATTCTTTAGCCTACGGTAACGGAAGATTTGTTGCATTGTCTGGAGGATATGCCGGTGCAACTGAAGTTTCTATAAGTTGGGATGGTATTACCTGGACAGAAAAAACTATTCAAGCACAAGATTGGAGAGAAATTACATATGCTCAGGGCATATTCTTTGCAGTCGCTAACGGAACTACAGTATGTGCAACGTCTAGAGACGGTGTATTGTGGAATTACCAATCATTAGGAACTTCATCTCCGTGGTGTTCTGTAACCTATAGCGCAAATACAAAACCAGGAAAGTGGTTAGTATTAGCAGGACTTACAGCAAACTCTACAATTGTTAGATCTGTACAGACAGGAGCCACAGCTAGAGCACGAGCATATGTGGTAGCCGGAAGAATGACTGCATTAACAATTTGGGAACCAGGTAGTGGTTATACTTCTGCTCCGGTTATGACTATTGTTGATCCAAATGCAGACACAGATGTATTTGTACAGGTAAGAACAGGCAACGGAGTTTTAGGAAACCCAACCATTCTAAATGCAGGTGAAGGATACGAAACAACCAGTACACGAGTATCAGTCTCTGGCGACGGATACAAAGATGAATATCAAATAGGCGGATATCTAGTTGTACAGGGATTAGATAGAATTCCAAGCCCGGGCGATAACGTTAATATTTCAGGTATTAACGACTACACATATAAACTGTTGAGAGCTGTTGTGTTAGGAGGATCTACCGGAAATTATACAGCACAATTAGAAATTGCTAAAGATTTAGGTAGAGAAGAAAGTCCTGAACACGGTACCGGTGTAACAATTAGACAATTGTATTCACAATGCCGCATAACAGGTCACGATTTCTTAGAAATTGGTCTAGGAAACTACTATCAAACAAATTATCCAGATACACTAAATCCAAACGGGTCAGTAATATCTCCTGAAAACCAGGTATATGAAGCCAACGGAGGTCGTGTATTCTATACATCAACTGACGAAGAAGGTAATTTCCGTTGCGGAGAATTATTTGCTGTTGAACAATCTACAGGTACTGTAACATTAAACGCACAATTCTTCCAGTTAGAAGGTCTAGAAGAAATTAGAATAGGTGGAGTTTCTGTAGGCGGTTCTGGAACAGTTATTAGAGAATTCTCAACAGACAGAACTTTTATCGCTGACAGTAATAACATTGTTCCTACACAGAGAGCAATTAAAGCATACTTGACTGCAAGAGTTTCAGGAGGTGGTTCAGATGCTACCACTGGATCGTTGACTGCAGGTGTTGTAACTATTGGTCCAGACCTAATATCTACAACCAGCGGAGATGAGTTAATATTTGGTAGCCAGGTAAACTTTACCGGAGGAGTAGACGGTACGTTACTTGCATTGAATTATTTTACAAAATCGTGAGATAATTTTTTTAGATAAATATGATTAAGAATAATATGGAGCTATAAATGGCTGAATTTAAACTAGGTAGAATTAAATTTGTATGGAAAGACAACTGGGCAACCGGTACTTCGTACTACAAAGATGATATCGTGGCTTACGGTGGTAAGACCTACGTGTGCGTTATTGGTCACACCGCAGATGCAGATTTTTATACAGATTTAGAAAATATTCCAGCACGTTGGAACCAATTTAGCGATGGACAATCTTGGAAAGGTGATTGGACAGCAACTACACTTTATAAACAAAACGATATTGTAAAATACGGCGGATATGTTTATATTTGTAACAACGGCCATACTTCAAGCTCTGTATTAGAAACTAACCAAAGTGATTGGGATTTATTTGCGGAAAGTTTTGATTGGACAGGATCTTGGGATACAAATACTGTTTATAAAGTTAATGACCTAGTAAAATACGGCGGATATGTTTACCTATGTAATACAGCACATACATCGGCTTCAACAACCACTGACGGGTTAGAAGTTGACTTAGGAAAATGGGATGTCTTTACCAAAGGCAACGACTGGAAGGGCGATTGGAGCACCAACGAAAAATATAAAATTGGTGACATTGTCAAATATGGCGGAACAACATACGTTTGTAATGAAGGCCACACATCAGCTGCTACAGTTTCATTAGGACTAGAAAACGATCAAGGCAAGTGGGACTATTTTAACAGAGGCATCGAATATAAAGGTGATTGGTTATCTGCTGTTCGATACAAAGTCAACGATGTAGTTAAATCTAGCGGCGGATTATGGATCTGTGTTACAGACCACACATCAGCAAACTTTGTAACAGATAACTCAAACTGGAATCAATTTGTCGAAGGTGTTTCCTTCAAAGGTGAATGGGCATCGACAACTGAGTATCAACCAGGCGACATAGTAAAATACGGTGGAAACACTTACATTGTTAAGAATTCTTTAGTAGCATCAGACACACCATCTAATGATTCAACAAATTACGATTTATTCACAACCGGATTTACGTTAATTGGTGACTGGGATGCTGGTACTGCATATCGCGTAGGACAAATTGTTAGACTAGGCGGCTACACCTATGTTGCTACAGCAGATGGTACAAATCATAAACCACCAAACGGATCATATTGGTCAAAATTAAATGAAGGTATTAATTGGTCTGGAAACTGGCTAAATGGCTCTGTATACGTACTTGGTGACGCTGTTAAGTACGGACCAAACAGCTATATTTGCGTTCAAGCGCACACCGCTACTACAGGATCTGATCGACCAGATAATGATATCACCGGCACATATTGGAATCTATTAACAGCTGGTAATGAAGAAAGTGTTTTAACATCAATCGGTGATTTAGTTTACTACTCCGGCGCTGGACCAACACGTTTGCCAGTCGGTGATGAAGGACAAGTATTAACAGTTAATTCAGGACTTCCAACTTGGAAATATTTTGGCCAAGTTAAAAATGTATTCTATGTTGCACCAGGCGGTACAAATTCTCCTGCGCCAACATACGGAACAACTTTAGATAAACCTTGGGCTAGCGTTCGCTATGCTCTTGAACAAGTAGAAGCAGGAACAGAGTATCCTAACGCAGCATATCTATTAAAAATGAATAGAACATTCATTCAACGTGAAATTGCTGAATGGGTGAAATATCAGATTGCACATCCAACAGGTATTTGGGTTGGATTTACCAACGATAACGATGCACTATGTGAACGTGATATGGGATTAATTGTAGACGCAATTATCTATGACCTAACACATACTGGTAACGTAAAAACTCGCGAAGCAACTGAATCTTACTTCAACGCAGCAGGAACAGCATTGATCACTGCAATTCAAGACGAAGACGATCAATTAGTTGCTGCAATCAACTACGGTGTTACTGTATTACAAAGCGTTTTAGCAAATACAGCACCAGCGGCAAACTACCAAACATTAAACGGTGTTTCTTCTAAGACAAAACAGATCATCGATACTAGCTACACAGCAGAAACTGATGCAGAAGATGTTTGTGTAAGCCTAGCAGCAATTATTACAGATGCAGTTACCGCAGGTACAACTGCCGGAATGCCGTTAGAGGACCTTCCAAATTATACAGTTAACGTAAAAACTGGTGAGTACTATGAAGTTCTTCCAATGCACGTACCGGCAAATACAGCCATTGTTGGTGACGAACTACGTTCTGCAAGAATTAGTCCTCGTGGAAAGATTATTCCTACAAACGACAAAGCAAAAACAATTGCAACATTAACACGTCTACAAGCTATTACAGACGAAATTATTACTAACGTTTCTGTTACTCCAACAACTGGAAATACTGAAACTCAAATTACTACCGCACAACTTGCAGGTAGCACAGGTAGCACTACAGCAGTTAGTTCAGTAATTGCAAACGCTGCTGAAATTAAAGACATTGTTGCTAACGGATTAGGATCTGCCAATGCCTATGTATATCCAGATCCAACAGGTTATGACACAGGCTACTTTAATGCAAGAAGATTAATTCTTGCAAACAAGGCATTCTTAGTATCTGAAGTTAGTGCATGGATTAACGCACAAATTTCTGGAAACATTAGCCCGTTTGTTGGATTCGTATATGGCGGAACTGGACAAACAAAATGCGAGCGTGACGTTGGTTATATTGTTGATGCATTGGTCTACGACTTAACCTACGGCGGAAACCTTGCAACTCAAATTGCAGCACGTTCTTACTACAGTAATGGCGTGTTTGTTGAAACTGGAGAGAAATCTCAAGCCCTAGCTGTTCAACTACGCATCAAAGATATTATTGACAATATTGCACAAGGTAATACCGCAGGATGGACAAAGACTACTGGTTTAACACAAGATGTTAGCGGTACACCAGGATCTTTAGCTGCTGCACAATTTGCACAGGCTCGCATCCAAGAAATGTACGACACTATCAATACTGGTACTGAGCCTACAACAATCGCTCCAAGCACCGCCTGGGTAGCAACAGCATTAGTAACTGCAAAAACAGTCTTAGATGCCGCAAAGTCAAGCATTCAAGCAGATGCAGTTCAATATATCAAGAGAGAATATCCAACTCTAAACTTTAACACAACAACTTGTTCTCGTGACGTTGGTTATATGATTGATGCTCTTGGCTATGATTTGATGTTTGGTTCGAACTTCTTATCTATTCAGAACGGCATGGCCTACTATAGAGGTCTAGAAAGCACAGGTATTGTTCTAACATCTCAGAAAACAGAAACTCTAGCAATTATTGATTTTATTTCTAAGAAAGCATCATTTGCAGCAGCCAGCGGAGCTGTGGTTCAAGCCGATCTATTGTGGACAGATATTATCAATTATGCTAATACTGGAACATCACCAATTATTATTGGAACAAATCTTCCAAACACTGATGTTAATGTTATCAACGGCGGAAAAATTCTCGAACTTAACAAAGAATTCATGGTTGCAGAAGCTACCGCATACATTGCTAATACATTCAAGGCAACTGTAACAGCATCTACCGGAGGAACTGATACATTTACGTGCAGTTCTCAAACTTGGATGGTTGCAGGTGATGCTGTAGTATTCACAGGTACAACATTTGGTGGAGTTACAACTTCGACAACTTACTATGTATTAGCTAGCGGATTAACAGCTACAACATTTAAAGTATCTACTTCATTAGACAGTACTACTCCAGTTGACTTATCAACAGCAACTGGCACAATGACTGTTAAGTATTCATACAATCAGGCATCTTGTGAGAATGATGTAAGAAACTACATCACAGCAATTTCTCAAGATTTGATGTACACAGGTAACTACAACTCTACAAGAGCAGCACGTTACTACAGAAGTGCATTAACAGGTTCTAGATTAGAATGGATGTTCTATGTAAGAAACGGTTGCGGAATCCGTAATCAAACATTATTTGGTTTAGACGGTAGTTCGGACGGTAATATTTCCGGTGCAGGAAGTTATCCAGACGGTCTATACGAAGCCAACGAATTTGGTACTCGCAGACCAGTAGCTGGTGCTTATGTTTCTCTAGATCCAGGTTGGGGTCCAAATGACGATCGTGTATGGGTAACCACAAGATCTACATATGTACAAAACGTAACAACTTTTGGTACAGGAGCAACAGGTCAAAAGATTGACGGATCACTACACGCTGGCGGAGTTGATTCTATCGTTTCCAACGACTTTACACAGGTTATCTCTGGAGGTATTGGTGCGTGGGTAACTAACCTAGGACGTGCAGAACTTGTTTCTGTGTTCACATACTACTCACACGTTGGATATCTAGCAGAAAACGGTGGTAAGATCCGTGCTACAAACGGTAACAACTCCTACGGAGACTTTGGTTCTGTGGCAGAAGGTGTTGACGTTACAGAAGTTCCAGTATTAGGACAAATTAACAACCGTGCATCTGAAGCCAACGTTAGAAGTGTATTAACTGACGGACAACAAATATTAGCATATGAGTTTGGCAATGCTGGTACAGACTATACTGAAGCAACATTTACAACATCTGGTGCTGGTTACGGTGTTACTACTGTAGCAAATGAATTTAGAGATGGCGCAGTATTCAATGTTCGTTTAACCGATCCGGGCGATAGTTCGGGCATTGGTGGCGTGGGTTATGTAACTGCCGCAAACCTAGCACAAGACGGAAACACAACTCAAATTACACTAGCTGCTGCTGATACTTCATCGAGTGCAGCATATGTAGGAATGAGAATTGATATTATTGCTGGTACAGGTGCTGGACAATACGGTTATATTAATACATATAGTGCAGGTTCTAAAATAGCAACAATCTATAAACCATCTACAGGAACAGCTGGTTGGGAGCATATTGTTGCCGGAACTCCAATTGAAGCAGCATTAGACGTTACAAGTTCTTATGTTATTACTCCAAGATTGACATTTACTGCTCCTCCATTTACAAAAACTGTAGCAGACATTACTACAAGCGCAGCCTGGGCAGATGTTGTCTACGGTGACGGATATGGCGCATATACTGGTTTATCTGCAACTGGCGGAACTGGAAGTTTAGCAACATTTGATGTTTCAAGAAGAAGAGGTGTTTATACAGTAGAATTGGTAGTACCAGGAGCATTGTATACTGCCGGAGATACTTTAACAATTTCCGGAGCCCTACTCGGCGGAACTTCTCCAGCAAACGATGTTACAATCACTGTTGAAACAGTAAACAGCCCAAGCGGCTCTATTTCGTATATCACATCCAGCGGTACTGCAATTAGCGACAAATATGTTGCAGTTGGTACTGGTGTTGCTGCTTACTCCTTAGACGGCGTAACTTGGACATCTGTAACAATGCCAACTGCGGCCAGCGGCGGCGGCGGTGAACCAAATAATCAATGGTCGTCAATTGCCTATGGAGCGATCAACGGTGTTAGTTTTTACGTAGCTGTTGCAAAAGCATCTGCTACCGGTGCATATTCTAGAGACGGTATTAACTGGACAGCATCAAGCCTAAGCGAAGTTGCTGATTGGTGCGATGTTGCCTACGGAAATGGTTCGTTTGTTGCAATTGCCGCAAGCGATTCATCATCCGCATTCCGTGCATTATCTACTAATGCAACCTCATGGAGCATTAACACCATAGCTAACGGTGCTGTTGCAATTGCCTATGGCGGATCACGATTTGTTGAAATTGAAGGTAATTTCTCAAATTCTGTTGCATATTCAGCATCAGGTGCCGCTTGGACAGTAACTACATTACCAAGCAACGACGATTCTACCGAATCTAATTGGGTTGACATTGCCTACGGTAACGGGCGTTTTGTTGCTATTTCAGATAGCTCTGCAATGGCAGCGTACAGCTTTAACGGAGCAACTTGGTACAAGAGTAACCTACCAGGATTGTACGAGTGGAGCAGCATCAACTACGGTCAAGGTGTATTCTACGTAACATCTAAAGGAGAATATTCAGCAACTTCTCCAGACGGTGTAACCTGGACACTAAGAGACGGCTCGACTGCTTCATTAAATGCAACTTCAACTGCTAAAAATAAAATTTCTACTGCATTTACAGAATCAACAGCATTGACTTCTGGAACTTGGACTGATGTAATTTATACAGGTTCTTCTTTCTATGCCGTAGGTTACAGCGGTTCAGCAGGTTTATATGCGTATAGTACAAACGGTACATCTTGGACAAACAGCACATTACCAACAGTTAACTCAACATATGAATATACAAGTATTGCATACAATGGTACGAATCAATATGTTGCTATTATTGGTGGTAACGGCGGTACAAGAAATATTGCTTACTCATCGAACGGTACTTCTTGGACCGGACAGCTTAATGCATTAAGTGGTAACGCATACTGGAAACAGGTAATTTGGGCAGGCGATAGATATATTGCTCTAAGAGGTGACGGAGCAGCGGTTAACTATTCAACAGATGGTACTACCTGGACTAACTCTGCTGTAACCAGCGGTTCGTCAGAAATGTCCAGTGTTGCCTATGGTAATATCGGTGGAACAAATTATATTGTAACAGTATCTGGTTATTCAACTGGTTCTCAAACATCGTCATATTCTACCAACGGTGGTGTATCTTGGACTTCAGGCAACACATTGCCAAGTTCATCATACTGGTCTTCAGTGACATTTGGTAATGGCAAGTTTGTTGCAGTTGCAGGTAGCAGCGGCACACCAACTACCAAGGCAGCATACAGTACTAACGGCACAACTTGGACCGCAGCTACAATGCCAGGTGCCGCCGCAAACTGGAACAAGGTTGTGTATGCAAGTACAGGATATGTGGCATTTGCCTACGGTAGCAGTAGAACTGCATACTCAGAAGATGGTATTACCTGGGTCGAAGGACCAGCACAGGCAACTAGCAGAAACTGGGGACCAGCAGCCTACGGCGGAACTACATTAGTTTCTGCTGCTACTGGTACTACATATGCATCTAAAGCTACATTTGTATTGAATACAAACTATGTAACAACATCTTCTACCACAAACTTACGTGCAGGAGATAAAGTTAAGTTTACAGGAACAACACTTGGCGGTTTGATATCTGGAAGCTACTATTATATTACCAGCGTTCCTAGCAGCACTGAATTCACTGTGTCAACAACACAAGGAGGTTCTAATGTTGTACTAACAACAGGATCTGGTACATCGGCATTCTTAGCAAGCAGAGACTTTGTAGCATCTGCACTCGGTAATTATAATGCAGATCCAAGATGGGTTGTTCTTGCAACAGGTACTGCTGGCGTACAAAATATTCGCCAAGGTGCAACAACAAGAGCTAGAGCATACGTTTCTCCAGATAATCAAATTACTGAAATTTGGATCACTGAGCCAGGTTCGGGTTATGTTACACCTCCAACAATGACTATCACTGATCCTAATAACACAGGCTCAGATGCAACTTCAACTGTTAGAGTTGGCAACGGTGCTATTGCACAACCAATGTTCACAAACAGAGGAACTGGATATACCGCAGCATCTGCAGACATATCTGGTAATGGTTATGCTGACAACTATCAGGTAAGTACATATGTGTCGTTTAAAAATTTAGACGGCGTTCCAAAAGCAGGTGCAAACGTACAGATTGCAGGCATCGACGATGTATGGTATAGATTAGTTAACGTTACTGGTTTAATTCCAAATGGTGACGGAACTTATAATGCTACTCTACAATTGAGTCCAGCACTAGGTGCTGCGGAAGCACCTGAGCACGAAGCAGCGGTCACAATTAGACGTAGATATTCACAGGTTCGTTTAACAGGTCACGATTTGTTAGATATCGGTACAGGTAATATTATTAGTTCTAACTATCCTGGTTTACCATTAGTTGATCCAGTTCCAGCGCAAGAATACAGATTATCAGAAGGTGGTCGTGTATTCTATACTTCAACTGACCAAGACGGTAATTTTAGAGTTGGTGGATTGTTCAACGTTGAACAGGCAACTGGTATTGCTACATTGAATGCTGATGCGTTTAACATTGCAGGATTGAACGAATTGAGCTTGGGTTCTGTAGCACTTGGTGGATCAGGTGCAACAATTACAGAATTCTCAACAGATCCGTTCTTTACAGCAGATTCTGACTCTGTAGTACCAACGCAACGTGCTATTAAAGCGTATATTACTAGCCAAATTGGTGGCGGCGGTTCCAGCTTGAACGTTAACACCCTAACAGCGGGCGTTATATACATAGCAGGGCAAACCATTGCAACAACTACAAATGTTGCGATTAACATAAATACAAAAGTAAATTTCAAAGGCGGTATTGTAGGCGATGCGCTAGTGTTAAATTACTTTTTACTAAACAATTAACGGGGAAATTAATAAATGGCAACAGGAATTTTAGGTCAAGCAGCTTTAGCAGCTACAACAAATACGACCATTTATACAGTTCCAGCAACTACGTTTACTGTATTATCAGTTTTTATAGTAAACAGAGGAACTACCACAGCTTCAGTAAGAGTTGCACTAGCAAGTTCATCAACACCTACGAACGCAGAATATATTGAATATGATGCACAGCTTGGGCCAAATGGCGTTCTAGAAAGAACTGGAATTATGATGAACACAGGTAAACTTTTAGTTGTCTATGCCAGCAATGCTAGCGTAAGTGTAAGTGCATTTGGCATAGAAACCTCTACAGTATAAAAGGGAGTAGATAAACATGGGAAGACAAGTATCATCGTTCGGGACAGATTCAGTAGTTAATCAAACGCTAACTAGCTCAGCAACTGTTACCGCAGGAACGAGAATTTTTGCAGATGCAACTTCAGCTGCATTTACAATTACATTACCAGCATCACCTAGCGTTGGTGACACACTTCAAATTATTGATGTGGCTGGAATTTTTGCTACAAACAATGTAACCATTGGTAGAAACGGTAGCAAAATTCAAAACTTAGCAGAAGATTTAGTTTTGAATTTGAATAATGCTGCAATTACAATGATTTACAGCGGCGGTTCATACGGTTGGGTATTCATTGGACCATAATAGGAAATAAAAGATATGGGAAAACTTTCCGATTTACTTTCTACTAGACAGATTACAGCCTTTCAGGAAAATCTGCCTAAAGGAAAGATTTATTCTGTTTCTGGTGGGTCTGGAATGTATGCCTGTATCAGAACTGAACATCAGTGGTGTTGGAATTCACCAGGATGTGGTACTGCTACCATTGAAATATGGGGTGCAGGCGGTACCGGTTCTTGTAACTGTTGTTGTTCAGTAGGCCTTCCAGGAAACGCCGGAGCATATTCTAAGAAAACGATTGCAGTAGATCGCTGTTCGTTTATTTTTGGTAGACCAGGTGTTGCTTGTAACGGCCCTGGTTCAGGATTTTCATTCTCTGGCTGCTCAGAAGGTACTTGCGTAGTCTGGGAAAAAGCAAGAGATCTGTGTGGTAACACTAACGGATGTATGTGCGCACAAGGTGGCGCTGGCGGCAAAACCTGCTGTTGGACCGGTGCTTGGAGCCCATTCTGCTGTTACTATGCTACAGGATACTGCGGAACATTAATCTGCAATAGCTGTGGAATTATCTGTAACTATTGTCCAGGTTTGTTTATTGCCTGTGCCTACGGCGGAGATAAAAACTGCTGTGGCTGTATTGGTATTATGGAATTCCGTGGCGGACAAATGTTCTGTATTTGTAACTTTATTCAAAGATTACCATATCCTGCCGGAACTTGGTCAGAAGACGGCGGATATATGAGTTTTAGTTGGCCTAATGATATGGGCCCAGATCGTTGGGCAGGATCAGGTATG